ATATCCCGCTGGCATCTATCAAAGGCGCATGATATGCTCTTTTCCTTTTCTCCTTGAATAGACCCCGGACAATTAAAGTTCGGCAATTTTGTATTTCTTTCGACTAGTCGTTTCGTTCTTGTTTGTTATTTTCTTTACAACAACTCCACTTCTCCTTCTCCCCTAGTGTGTCCTTCTTTCATCGTTTGATTACTTTGGAATAAGCTAACTAGAGGTACTTCTTAAAGCTGTGTCCTTCTATGCACTTTCGTGTTTTTGGAATAAGCTAAACTTTAATAGGTATCGGAGGGGGTTTGTTCGGTTGTTACTGCAGATAACGTAGGTAAGTAAAAGTCTTTCTTTTCATAAAGAATCTCGTCGGTAGTTCGTACCTTTAAAGTGATATCTTGCACTGTTTTACGGGCATTAGCCCAAACAGCATTGTTATGTTTTAACGATGGATCAGAGTGGAGTTCCTCTTCTCTATAGATATCACGGAGTTTCTTCGTAAAGAGAGTTTCAATTGTTAGCATTTTGTAAAGTTTAGAATAATTGTCTTCTGTTGACTCGTTTAGAATAAATTCGTCTTCAAGTGTGTTCATAGGATCAAAAATCATGTCGTTACGTCTAACAAATGAGAAATTATCAGGAAGTGACTCGTACGGTTTAAGTCTATCGACAACTGCTTCATGCAGTCGCCAGACGACGTCGGGTCTCTTTCTTCTAATTCTCTCATTAGCTTTAAGACTTTTAGTGTTTCGTATAATAGTTGTGGCACAAGCGCGGTCTATGTAGGACATCTCCGTACTCTTTAAGCAGAGTCCGGGTCCACCTAAATATTCTGGGGCTTCCCAAGGAATATCAGGACATTGTGCAAGTGTTTGTCTGTTGTATTTAATAAAACGTGAAGAAACTTCATTCCAAATTTCTGAAGGAGTATGTTTCTTTAATTCTTTGTGTATTGTACCCAATTCACTATATGCTTTCCCTTTGGACGAGCAACCCTTTATTTCGGACCTTACTTTACCTAAAAGTAAGCCTGAATTAACGAGTTTTCGACAAGTCCAAATTCCATTATCGTAATCATATGTCTGACTGTTGATAACGCATATTGGTTTATGAGGAAGGGAGAAAAGTGTCTTTCCTTGTGAGGAAGAAAGTCCACCAAAGGCAGTGATTTTTAACCACAGGTCCTTTAAAGATTTTCTACAACCTTTCATTGTACAATCGTCTCCATTCACCCGGAGAGGACAAAGAATTGTTTTTTTATTAGGTAGTACTTTATTTGTTACTCTATAGCTTAGATTGTTTGCTAGTTCCAAAGCCCAACGGCAGAAAGCTGCGTTGGCAATACATAAAAAAGGGAATGACGTGATTGAACCCATCAATTGACCTTCCGTCTGTTTCTTTAACGAACCATCTCTCATCTCAAAGACATGGCCAGTTAACGATCGGATTAACATAGATCTAAAATTTTCGTCTAAGTACATGCTATCGGAGCTTTCTCTACCGTTCTCATTTAGAACATCGATTAACTCATGTGCAATAGCTTCAGACACCCAACTATGTAGGCTATCGGTTGATGCTTTATAATCACCATTAACAATAATTTCATCATCGGATACGGTTCCCATAACTTTTTGTATAATTTCCTCATCGACTGGTTTCCCAATCAATTCAAAAACATCTTCAGTTTTGAGGCAACCCCATAAAAATTTTTGAAAAGGCTTCATAGCTGTATATAATAAAGGAGGTCCTTTTGAAATAACTCTAACTTTGAGTGCTTCAGCTAAACCAACGGGTTTAACTAAAGGAATCTCATCGATAGCTTTCTGGTAAATATTGGTGTATAAACATCTCCATTTAAAACGGAGGTCTTCATCATTATATTCTAGGCCAGTTATTTCAGTTTCGACTCTTTCCATATCAAGGGTTTCTTGCTCTTCTATTCCTTCCTTACCATATTTCCTAGTCTTCTCTCCGCTTGCTTGCATTGAAATTTCTTCCAACGCAACCAGGTTTTCTGAGTTGACAAAGTTATTATGGGTCCGGAATTCATCATAGATGGCTCCAACGGCTCCCGCCTTCCCTCTTGAATAATTATAATTTGCAGACGTGCTAGGGTAAAAAGGTTCGAATTGAAGCTTCTCCGTCCAAACTTTCTCACGAAAGATTTCACGAACAGTTCGCTTTAATTGCGCCACAATATTCTCTTTGTTTAGAACAACTTCAGTATCTACCATCGACGTTTTCTTTACTTCTCCTAAGATGTTAGTTTCGATCTCACGAACGAAAATAACTTCATCGGCTGGAAGTTGGAAAACTAGATGTTCAATACTAGTAAGATGTTCCGCACATTTATCTTCTGCTTTCTCAATCATATCATCAGTAGGTCTTGGTAGACCTGTCTTAACGACATTCATAGAGACAATAAAGCTCGAGAACATTTTCGGATTCTTTTTACGTAAAAGTTTAACGAATTCTTGGATAAAACCAGAGAAAATAACTCCTGGAAGATCCCTACAAAGCCCTATAAGGGGTGGTAGCAGATCGGTCTTTTCCGTCTCATAATAAGCATAAAACGCTAACGTTTTGTACTTAAAATAATTCATCCATTCACC